TCATACTTTTATTAGCTATCATAGCCGTCTTCATTTCCTTCACTTCCATCGTGTTTACCTTAATCTTTTTAGCCATCGCTACAAAGTATTTAGATAACCGTTCAGCCTTTAGCATAGATTCCTTAGATATAAGCAATGATGCCTCAGTTGGCTTCTCGGTCATATAGCAATCAAGAGAATGGATTAACAATGCGAAACGTGGGATATAAGACTTTTGCTTAGGCAACATTGACTTCATATATTCGTTCTCCTCATCAGAGTTTTGAACAGATGTAATCTCATTGAAGATACGCTTCCATTCAATACGAGCATCATCCGATAAACGTGCGATATAAGGGTCTATTTCCATATCAAGGTTATAGTTTACCACCCTACGCTTATAATGGTCATAAAACGCTTGTATTGCATTCGTATACCACTCCACCGCATCATACGGCATCTCGTTATCGTTATAGTGTTCTACTTCCAACTCAGGGAATGTAAGTAGCATCCTGTCAACGAATCCATTATCCTTGTTCTCATCGGTATAGAAGGTATTGAGTATCGAAGGTTGTATACCACCAAGTACAGGAATCAATGGACGTTCAACAAATGAACCAACCCTTGACATACGATTAAACGATACAGGCGAACCTGACCAAGTACTCAACCAAAACTCCAAATCAGAACCCTCACGATACTTATTCATATCCTTGAACCAACCATTCAACTCATCCTTGAACACACCGACTGCGTTCTTCGATTGCTCGTGTAAGTCAACAAGAGCCTCAAGAGTGATGTCATTAGCTATGAACTGCGTCTTGACTGGCTTGGGAACATCCTCTACTTGCTTCTTCTCAGCTTCACTTGACTTGGAGTATACGGCATACTTCTCAGCGTGTTTAAGGTAAGACTTAATCTCTTTGGAGTTAATCTTCATCAATGGATGGATGATGTTCTTAATACTCGGTGTCTTACCAAGTCCTGCCTTACCAACGACCGCTATCCATACGTTGGCAGTCTCAACCCATCCACGTTTAACTTCGATGTGTATAGAGTTCCCAACTACAATAGATGTCACCCATAACATAGAACAACCCATATAATCAATGCTACTATCAAGGGTGTTGTTGCACTCAATCATATAGTTCTGAATAGGTGCAGGGAAGATGTCAATAGGGAACTTCAAGTCATCAGTATTGATACTTGTCTTGATGCGATTCTCAGGTAATGGTTTCACGATCCGTGAGCCGAATCCCTTAGAGTATAACTCCTTACCTGCAACACTCATATTACCATTGTGGTACTTGTATGCGTATGCGATAAAAGGAGTAATAAGTTTCTCGTTTGGATAGATAGTTCCAGTTGAGAATAGAAACATACAACCACTATCCTTGTACACATATCCTGATTGTGAAGATTCTGCTCCGTGTCGAAGGATAATATCGTGCTTGGATAACTTACGCACTATCTTGAAGTCCTCACCAATGATGTCATAGATTGAAGTCTTCTCGTTATAGTCTTGCCACGGAGTAATGTTACTTGCATCGTACTCCTTAGCTACCTTCTTATCAGGTTGCAGTTGTTCGAATTGGTCAACGTAGTTGTAAGTACGGCAGATTGACCACAAGATGCGTCTATCTCTCTCGCTAATCGTTTGGATTGATAGATAGTCTAACTTAGAGATTTGATTGTCGTAAACAACCACATAGCCACCAATACCACGAGATTCAATAATGCACTCTTTATGTCCTTTGAGTTTGGCTATCTTAGAGTTACCTTGAATAGTATCGCACTTGTAAAGGATATGGTATCCCTGATTCTTAGTCTTGTAGATGACGAACTTGCGATGAAAGTCATCAATGTTATCTTTAAGGTAGGAATGTAGTTCGTGCCAAAATTCCTCTTGCTCAGGAAGTGTTGGAAATACTTTTAAGTCAACATCTATAACTTCAAGGTTGTTATATCCTGTAAGGATGCCTATTATCTCAGTTTTAGCTGATGTTGTTTCGCCATTATATGCCTTAGCCATCTCAGGCTTCGTGATAGGAGTTGTTTGATACTCCTTCCAAGTGTGCATATTAGGTTTCTTGTTCGCAGATGCAGTTATAAGGCTAAACCCTGTGTCAAGTAATCTATAACATCTATCTAATGTAATCATATTGTGTACGTTTTTTATATACGTTAGTGAAAAAAATCAGGGAAGTAACGTATAACTTTTACGGATTTGCCGTCCAACCTGATTGTGCAAATGTAAGAGATTAATATTAGAAAGGAAGAGAATCCCCTAATGGATCACTCGGTTGCATCACTTCCGCTTGAACTGTCTCAATGTGTTGACCGCTACCTTTCGCCTCTATGCGCCAAGCCTCAAGCGAATTGAAATAGGATGTCTTGCCATCCTTTTCCCAAGATTTGCCACGAATATTGAAGTGGATGGTAACCTGTTGCCCAGTTTGAAACTTGTCCAACAAAGGACATTTGTCTTGCGTCAATTGGAATTGAAGATACTGCGGATACTCGCCATCCGTTTGCAAGATGAACTCACGCTTTGTGAACTTGTCCGATACTTGTACGGCATCTCGTTTGATAAGCAGTCTGCCATCTGCTGTGTACTTTTCTGTACTCATTGTATATGTGTTGCTGAATCACAGCTTGTTTATGTTGTTATGTGTTTGTTTTGCGATATGTTAGGAGAAATGCCAAGCGACACCCTAAACCTTTGGCGACTTTTTAAGGAACTCAATTTCTTCTTTAATATCCATCATAGAATTATATTCTAATTCGACTTTTAAAGAGTTGATGATTTTCCCTGCTGTGTTGGCTAATTCCTTGCCAACATTCAAACCCATTTTACCAGCTTTCATTTTAGTGTAATTATCACTAAGGCTTGTTCTTAATTCTGTGATGTTTTGCATAATCTTTGTGTTTTAATTATTAATCTTTGTGTTTCTATTAATTCAGGATATTGTCTTATAAATTCCGCTTTTTTACCTATTCTTTTTGATAGAGTATAAATAACGTAGCAGTCTTTTAATTCTTCACGCATCTTTTTATCTGTTGCGTTTTGCCATTTTCTTACTTTGTCTTTTGGTTGTGGATTGTCTTTATTATATTGAAGTCTATGTTCTTTATTTTTTATGTCCCAATCTTTTTTCCATTGTTTTACTTTATCTGCATTTTCTTTTTTGTAACATTTTTTATATTCAGTAACATATTCTTTATTTTTTTCTTCCCATTCCTTTTTTTTAATAGTGCTATAACCTTCATTTTTTTCATTCCATTTTTTACAAACAGAATATCTACATTTTCTGCATTGGCTGTGATACCTTTGTTTTTTTGTTCCGTCTTTTCTTTTATGTCCAAAAACAATAGGGAAATCATTTATGCTTTTTTCAATATTACATTTTGAACAACACTTGAAAGGCACTTCTGCTAACATCGGTTTTGCAAAAGCAAGGGCTTCGGTGGTGGTATCAACATTTGTATTTCTATCAATCATTTGTGCTAATTTTAAAGTTTAGTGTTTCTAATCCCTTGCCTTCGCAAAGCCGTAGCCGTTACCTGCACTTTACCACTTCAAACCTACTGATGATACACGCATCCCCACTATACCTCCTACGAGGCTCATACAACGATGTTTCCAAGTTTGGAGCATTATGTCTTAGCAAGGTAACAAATCTCTCGTAAAGAGCATCTTGTGTGTCTTTCATATTATTCACAACTTTAATCGAATTAATGATAGTTGTGTGGTCACGATACGAAAGGAATCTACCAATCTCGGAAAGGTTGTAACCATTCTCGTAAGCTATGAAACAAAACAAATGTCTTGCCGTTGCAATGTCCAAAGTTCCACGACCACTATCTTGAATCTTCTTGATGGGAATGTTAAGTCCTGTTGCGATGTCTATTAGTATTCTATCCATTGTTCGAAGTGTTTAATCCGTAATCAGATAGTGATGGATGCACCCATTGGAAGTCAATCATATCAGGTGCAAGTGGTTTGTTATCAATAAGCAATGCTTTCTCCTTCTTAGCTTTAAGTTTTGCACCAAATCCTGACTTCACTTTGATCCCACGATATCCAATGTAATGCCTTATTTGGTGTTCAGTTATCTTATAATAATCCGCCCATTCAAGTGCGGTTTTTTCCATTCCGTGTTCCATAATGTATTCAAACACTATGGGTGTTTTTCGATAACCTGAATCCTTGCCCTTCAATCCATTTCGGTAAAAGAACTGGTGCATTGTTCGATACGTTACGTTCGCAAGTTTTGCCCATTCTTTGTAGGTGTACTTGGTTGGTGTTGCTTTGATTTGTTCAACTATTTGTATGTCCATTTTGTATGTTTTTTAATGTGTTATTTAATATGTAATAACTTGCGCTACTAAGCAATGAGGCACTGCTTGTAGCTGACAGTTATCACTCCAAATATATCACCAACTTATCTTCATTGCTTTCTTCCTCATCAATTTCAAACACTCCAAGTGGTACATTTTGCGATATGGCAATATGAAATAACCGATGGTCACGAGATGACTTTGGTACACACACTCTATATGTCTTTCCTTGATAGTCAATCGTTGGTCTTGTGATGGTCAACACACCATTCCGATACGTTGTAAGCACCTCAATAGTATGCTGAAAAAAAGGATGTTGCGATGCTACACGATAGCTATGTTGATTAGTGCTATACACTATCTTGATGCAGTTAGGAGGTGTCATAGTGATAACGTATTATAGTATTCTCTTGCCTTAATAATCTTGCCTTGCAACTTCTCCATCAACACGGCATCATAGTCAAAGTTAAACACTTTGATACGCTTTTCAATAGGTAGTTCAAGTATGATGTCATTGTTACGTTGGATCTGCTGACATTGAGCAATATAATCTTCGTTCTCATAGTTACGTCCAAACTTCCACGCAAGACGTTCACATTCGGCTATAACCATCTCCTTCGTATTAGGTACAAGCGCATATATCAACCGATACTTGTGAACTCCTGTTAACTTCATATAACATTGCGCTTGGACTTCATACATTGTAGTTGGTTCGGCTTCAAAAAACGTCCTTAATGACCACGAAGTCTTAATATCTTCCACCGCATCCGTGAGGATGATGTCAGGTGTACCAATGATGAACTCATCTTGTAACTTTTCACGATTCTTGGTTCTAAAAGCACCGCCAAGCACATCTTGAACTAACTGCATAGAATCTTGTTCCATTGCCAAGCCTTTGTCCATATATTCGTTGTTGACGAACTCACGATATCCGTACTCTTCGTATAGCCACATTAATTCGACCATTGTCTTAGCCGTTGCCGACAAGTTACCTGCGTCCTTATCCGCTTTCAGTTTCGGTTCAGTTAGTAATGCACCTGCAGAACTACATCTTAATAGTAATCGCTTATCCATTTAGTAACGCCTCCTTCGTATAATATTGTGAAGTTAATCCAAGTGTTTGAGCAACATCACGAACGGATGTTAAGTCTGTAATATTCAAGCATTGTTCGATGAACTTTGATACTCGCTCCTTCTCTTTAGCATCGTTAATCTTATCGTATGATAGCAACTCCGTATCACCTGTAAACGCTATCACATCCTTGCGGTTCAAGTTCGCACCAAACAAGTCACCGAAGTGGTCACAAGCATCTTTAATAGCGATTGTCTTTGCGATTGGTAGTGCCATCATTACCGCACCTTTCCCCACGTTAGACATATCCATTTGCAACGAACCGCTACCTGCTTTCGTTTGTAGTTCCTGCGCCCCCACACCATCGTGGAATTCCATCGTATTTGTGGCAGGATTCAAGTAATGCACTCTAACCGTTACCTCAACCGCATTCATCAGCATACCAGTCTTCAAGACCTCAATGGAATACTTTTTAAAGCATCTACGAAGCAAGTATTCGACCTTATCAATCGGCAGGTAGTTATATCCCTTGATGAATGGATGTTGCTTAACCCAAGCACTCGGAGGCGGTGTAGCAAGTACCACGTTGAGTTGCTCAAGTGGTATTGCTACATCAAGTTGTTTGAATAGCGAGGTGATAGTCGGCTTAGTTGCCTTGACTAAGTTAGTGTTATTAGTCATTGTTACCTCCTTCTCTTTCGCCTACGAAGTCACTACTTTCGTGAACATCGTCTTCACGTTCACGTTGTTTTTCAACTTCGGTCATTGATGATAATGTTTGCCAAGCAAGTGACTTAGCTTTTGCGATAACTTGTTCAGCAGTAATAATCGCATCAATAAATTCATCTTGTGTTGATGGCTTATATCCTTGTTCAAGATGCCAATCTAATCCAATAATACTTACTTCAATTGATTGTAAATTTACTACGTCAATAGCTTCTTTTTCATTAAGCCATAGTTGTTGGATTACACCGCTTTGCGATTGTAAGAACATTGGGAATTTGTGTTGTGTTTCCATTGTGTATATATAATTTTTGTAAAAGTAATTAATTTTTTAATACGAAATCATCGTTAACTAAAGACTAACATACGTCAGTCGGTTGAGGTTCGTGATATTCCAAATCACCCTTAGAACCTTGTTCATCGTCCAATCGTACCCAGTCTTCAGATAGTGCTACCTTGGATGCAGTCCATTGGCGATGTCCGTTTTTCAACTTCCAATAAGCTACCAAGTCATCGTGTGTCTTTTCATCGGTAATAAGTCGGTTGATGATGAAGTCAATAACGCTATCCATTTGTTCGGTAGTAATGCAGGAATCAATCCACGCAGATACGATGTTATAATGTGTTGATGGTGTCATTTGTTCAATGGTTTAAAAGTGTAAATTAATGCTCTTCCAATGCTATCGGTGTAGGTCATACTATCCGCCATATTCTTATGAAATTCCTCCAAGTACATTCCCATTTCGTGAGGTTGTACTCCATTCTCTTCTCCTGTTAGTTCGGCAATAGCTTCTATTCGTGATATGTCTTTGTTCTTTGCCATATCAATAACAAGTGGATGATTGATGTGTAGGTTAGTCATTGCACACCTCCTCTTCTACTATGCCGTCATTGAAGTGACCAAGATATGCCATACCATCGCGTCTATGTTTATTGTAAGCAAACATAAGGTCATATACTACTGAATAATTTTTACATATTAGTTCAACATTATTCCACATATGAGGACTTGTTGCTGAAGTTGTTATACAATCTGACTTTATTACTTTAACAAACTCAATAGGCTTCTTTTTTTCTATCGGTGTTGCCCCTCCGATGATTGTTACTTTAGTCATTTTTAATTAAGTGTTTAGTTAATAATTCTTTTTCGGTCTTGCGGATAACTTTCTTATCCTTTTCGTTTGCCACTCGGACGAATACGCCCATAAGTGGTGTTTTGTACTTTGGCTTTGCGCCTGTTTTTTTTGCCATTGTATTTTGTGCGTGTAAGATGCGTCCCCTTTTGAGATGTTATTTATATTAATTTAATTAAAAAATCTCTTCTTTTTTTTAATTCATTTACCCAAATTAAATAATCAGCATCAGTAATATTATTCATTTTTATTACTTTATCAATTTGTGTAATTTTTAAATTTAAAGCTCTCCACTCTTCTCTTAATTTATAATTTGTATTCATTGTGTAGTAGTTTAGAAAGCAAATATAATATTATATATTCCATACTACCAAATCTTTTTTTCAAATTTCGCTGAAACTCAATGATACCAACGGAAGAAATTTTTTAAGAATGTATAAATAATCTGAAATAATTGGATTATCTGTCGCAAATATCTCACAAATTTGCGACAAGATACACCCCAAAAGCAAGTCACCTCGTAGAAACGAGGTGGCTCTTAAAATACACATATGAAAACAATCTTACTACCTACTCAATAACTCACGCATCAACTTGCGTAATCGTTCGGCTTCAGCTTCAATCAACAATAATCTCTTCATCACCTTTGCTCGTTTCTCTTCGTTAGTCATCGGCACTTGGGTCAAATAATTCACTATACATCTCATCAACGCACATATCAATAATCTTAAAACAACGAGTAAGGATGCGATTCTTCATTGCTCTACCATCTGAGGTCATTGGATCGAGTTCTTGGACTGCCGATATTGCCCAATAGCTATTGGTGATGTACTCACTATTGGTTGTGAACTCAACGATTGCATCAGCAAATAATTCTTCTTCTTTTTCTTTTTCTTCCTTTGCCATAGTTAAAATAAATGTGTGATTCTACTGACTTGTCCGTGTTGTTTGTGATGCAAAAATCCTTCAACTGCTTTGATACTCAAGTACCCATTACGATGATGCCAACTATCCGTGCCACTTGGCGAACGTAATGATTCAACAGTTACTCCTGCATAATCTTTGGATGACTTATGATGGATATGATGCGTATAGATGTATCTATGTTTCGTTTCTGCCCATTCTCTGGTATACTCAAGTGCCATAAGCAATGGAAGGTCTTGTTGTTTCGCACCATCTCCGTGCGTTGTACCTATCAAGTTATTATGGTATTGATATGCCTTGCGATGTGCTATCGAACAATCGAAAGTTATGTTTGTGCAATCTTTAAAATAAGTTTGAATAATCTGCGCCAAGAAGAATCCATTAGTATAATCGTGGTTTGATGGATTAAACGTAAAATGAACATCGGCAACCGATAACAATAATTCCAAGACATCGGTGTACAACTTCTTGGCTATCATAAAATTATCATACCACATCCCATCGGTATCTTGTTGCGTAAGTGATGTAGTCGAAGACTTGGCATTATCAACGTGCAATATATCGTTACCACCAATGAAAAGTATCTTGTCAATGTTATACGCAGACACCTTACTTAAAATGCCGTTAACCCCCTCTAAAACTCGTTTAACCGCTATCTGAGAGTTATAATCTTCGCCAGTTTCAAACGCTGAACATAATTTACCGATATGAATGTCAGCAGGATCAATAACTAACAAGTGACCATCCTTGCAAATCTCACGTTTTATCTTTGTGAATGTTGGTCGGTAGGCTTGTAAATCGGCAATCAATTCAGAGCGAAGTGTCTCAACTCGTTGCACTTCTTGTGGAACATAATTCGGATTCTTAACTTGTATTGATGCGCCTTCATCCTTTAGCCACATTGTCTTAGCATCCATTATTGATACACCAAGCCGATTCGCAGCTTCGTAGATTCCTTCTTGAATATCGGCAATGCGTCTTCCGTGTCTTGAGATATATCTACCTAACTCTTTAACATCATTGTTTTCTTTACTATTTGCTTTAACATTCAAGATGGTTTGCGCTATCTCTACTCCTGTTTTCTCCTCTGAATATATCTGCTTAATAACGTCATTGTACTTAATCCACTTCGATGTCATTTGTGTATTTTAAAGTGAAAAGGGTGACGAATATACGCCACCCTTATAAGTCATTACTACTTGTTTCCGTAAGCCGTGTACGCTGGGTTTATCCAATTAATCAGCACAGGCAAGTTAGCCACTATTCCTGCCGTCAATAACTTTTTAACCATAACCATATCAAATGAGAATAAATCGTGACCATTGCTTAACTCAACAAGCCACAATGATAGGATAATAGTTGCGAATCCTTTTACGAATGTTCCAAACGGAGTTGTTAATGCTTTTTTCATTTTTTTGTTATTTTAATAAATGGCAATATTACCAAAAGTCCTTTTACAATACCTCTCCAAAGTTTACCTCCGAAAGTTCTTGATGGTGTTGATGCAAGTTGATTAGCGACTATCGAAGCCTCATTGACTATAATGTCTTTTCCTTCTTGCGTAATGTTTACTTTAATGTCTGACATATCTTTAAGTTGTTGATGATGTTGTTGTGAAATACAAATCTGCTTCTGCCTTGCGCCTACGAGTTAACCCTTTCTCAAATGATGAACCCTTATTAACCCACTTCATAAACTCCGTACGAATCGTGGCATCTGATGGATTCGCATTTACCTTCTTGAGTAGCGTTGACTTGTCAAGATTACCTAACCCAAGATTATAACTAAACGATACCAACGCATCGAACATACCTTGAGTTAGAACACTTCGTACTCGCTTGTTTACTCCATACTCAAAGCTAAGTAATATCGTAGCGAATAACTCATCAGCACGTTGCTGAGTAAGTACATCACCCTTCTTTACTCGGATGCCGTTCTCGTATTGCGTATTGCCCCAACCGATTGTCCAAATAGCCTTACTATCTTGATACGCTTGTAAGCGACAAGATTCAAAGGTTTGGATTAGTTTAATTCCGACTTGTGATACTTTCATTACTTACGGATTGCTTTAACTCTTCTACCTATATGCTCTTGATACAACTCACCTTCCTTGAAGTCTTTAATCTCTTCGATGATACACTCCATCACTTTAGCCGACCTATCCATCATCAAAGATTGTCTATCAATGCTACGAGTATTGGTTTCAATGATTCCATACATCTTTACTCTATCTTCTTCCATAATACGCTTCACTTCCGCACGAAGTGAATCAAGTTCATTCATTGTACGTTCGGTAAACTTATCGTATCGTTTCCATAGTATGTAACCACAAAAAGCTAACACACCTACAAGTGCGCTTTGCTTTAACATCTCTTCTATCAGTTTTGTTTCCATTGCTTTATATCAACTTTTGCTTTTATTTTATTATTCAAGGTTAGGTGTTCCATCAATCCAAATACCATCTCCGCTTTACTCTCCACATCATCTCCAAGTATGGCATCGGCTTCAATATAAGCAATGTATAACTGCTTCAAATCTTCGTAAGTGCCAGTCCAAGTGAGAGTGATTAGGTTCATTGGTTATTGTCCGCTTTGTTTAATTTTGTTATACTCCTCAACATATATGTTCTTAACTTCAGTAGGTGTCAAAGGTCTATTGTAAAGTTCAACAAATTTGATGTTACTATTTCCTAAAAAAGTTGTGCCACTTACACCTATTCCTAAAACTTGATTTGTTGGATTTAATAAAGTAGTAGGTATAGTTCCTGTCATTGTGCCTACTACATTTTTACCATTAACATATAACTTAACTCTATTTGATGCTATTGCTTGTGTGCCATCATATACTCCTACAAAATGCCTCCATATCATTGGTGATGTATATGGAGTTACTGCATCTGCCATTAAATTATTTACAGCAGGAGAAGATATTATATTCATTTGAAAAACTCCAGATGCCCCTGTATTTTGAACATTCCAAATAGGAAGATTTGTTGAAACATTATAAGTTGCAATAAGACAAGGTGATGTAGTCGTATTCCTTTTACCCCAAAATGATATGGTAAACATATTGGTAAGCGACTTTACCGCTAATTGATTACTTGCCGTATATGCAGATGAAGTGCCATTACAATATGCTGACGCATTGACAATATATGGATTACCTTGACCTACTAACTTATCACCTCCTTTCATATCAAGTAATACATTACCTGTTTGTTGTGTCATAGGATAATAAGCCACAAGCGAAGAACGATTGAGCATAGATACACCAAACGAACTCAAAACCACCGCTAATAATATTACCGCAAATCCCCTTATCATAACGAATTTATTTGAGGTGAAAGTTGCCAAATATTGTCAATGTATGATTCGCCAAGTGTTGAATCATACACTTCTAAATTAGCCACAAAAATAGAAATCTTTGATGTTAAATCATTGAATCTATTTACTAAAGTTGTTCTAATTTGAGTCTTAGTAGTTGTTGGTGTAATTGATTCTTCTTGTATAATGTAAGCATATTTTTTACCTGCAATAGAATCTATCCTTGTGATGTTATATTTGTTCGCATAAGACATTACAATTCTATCACATTGAGCAGAACTTCCAAGTGGATTGGGAATGGCTATGCGATAACCTGCCCTTACAACACAATATCCTTGAGATTGATATCTATCAATAGATAATACTCTAATTGTCTCAACTTGTCCGAATGATGTAAATGAAGCCAACATCAAGGCTATGAATAATAGTTTTTTCATTATCGTTGTACTTTGTTTATAGGTGAATAATTGACTACGTTACCACTTGCAGATACGGCTGCACCCGAAAAATTTACTATGATGATACTAAACCCATCAGGCATTACATTACCGAAAGCATTACTTAGTAAAAAGTTATCTTGACAAACTTGATTCTGAGTAGTATAACTCAATACACCAAGCAATCGTAAGTTATTAGGTGATGCAATTGTACTTGCCCCTTGTGCGCCTGTTGGTAATGTAGTTGTACCTTGTGATGCTGCATACCAGTTCGTTCCATCAAAATAAAATGGACAAATATATACATACACCGCTTTATCATTTGCAGGTGCGGTGTTTGCCATCGTTAGTTTAACATTAATCTTGTAATTAACTGCTTTGCGAACATTGTTACGAACCGAATCCGATTGCCATCCAACCGTTGCACTTGAAGCAAGACTATTCAAATTTGTAACTGTCATACTTGTTGCTGACCACGTTGAATCAAAGATAGTTGTTGCACCTGCGGTAGCGGTTATAGTTCCTGAGATAGCCACCGTATCCGTTGATGCTTTAAGTCTTGTGAATGATATAGGTTGTGTTACCCCACTACCATCAACTAATAACCTAGTTGATGTCACAGTTAACCCTGATGGTAGTTTTGAATTTGTGTTTGATGTATTTGTAGCCGTATTTGCAAGATTAGTGGAATCAACTGCATCTAAACTTGTTGTCCCACCACTACCGCCACTTCCAAACCCATTAGTTGCAAAAACCCTAATACTATCAGGACTATAAATAGCAAGTCTACTTCCAGCAGTTGATAACCCTGATGGCACTTTGCTGTTTAAAGCGGATAGAGTTGTTTCAGTTGACGCACCTGTTGGAAGTGATATAGTACCGCTTACGTTATTTACATTCCAAGTACCTGACTGAGTAGCATCAACCGTTAATGCGCCTGATGGGTTAACTTTTACATCAAAATATCCACCACCACCGCCTGTTGACAAGCCGTGCATAACCGCATTCACAACTAATCCTGTATCTGTCGATACTACTTGAGTACCTAATGTTTTCTTAACCACACCTGATATGGTTGTGTTAACATTACCTGATAATGATACAGGTTGTGTAGCAGGGAAGTTGCTAATTTGCATAGTACCTCTATACTTTGTCGAATCAGTAGCCGATGGTATTGTATTTACACTAAAAGCTGTATTATCTGATGCTATTGTTACTCGTTGTGAACCTGTACCTGTTACCCCATTGCCCATTAATGGAGTTATACCATTTATCTGAGATATATTACTACTTGCATTAGATGGAGGCGTTGTAGTTATAGTTCCACTTATAGGTTGTGTTGTTTGCCAAAATGTACCACTTACGGCTTGTGTAGCAGGAAAATTGCTAATCTTCATAGTACTTCTTTGTGTAGCACTATCCAATGTTGCCGTAACGCTTCCACTTACCGCTTGTGTTGCAGGGAAGTTACTTACCTTGATAGTTGTTCTACTTAATGTACTACTATCGTTAGTGATGGTTGGATTAACCAATAACTTAACACCAAGTCTGCTATCCGTAGTACTATCGTGTCCACTTACTTTTATTGTACTACGTTGCGTAGCACTATCCAATGTGGTAGTCACCCCTGTACCTAACTTGGCAAGGTTAACCGAATCTTGATACATACGTTTGTAGATGCTATCTGACTTTAACTTCATAGCTGATAGGTAAACACGAGATGCACTATCTGATACTTTCAATGCAACCGAATCTAGCATCACAGTCCCTGTAAGTCCGCTATTCTTCTTGCCAGTTATCTGACCTCCGTTTTGTGCTATTGCACTTGTTGTTAGTAGCACTAATAGTGCCGTAATGATTCTTCTCATATTATTGTGTTCTTATTAATTTACTTGCTATTTTAGTATATACAGTTGTCCATTGACCAAGTATTTCAGTTATCACGTTTGAACCACCTGAATCATATACCGTACCTCCTGTAAACGATAGATGAAAGGTATCATAATTTTCCTCAATGATAAACATTACTTGAGTTGTTATGCTACCTATGTTAACCGTTCTATTGGCAGACAAAACACCTGATGGCAAATAATATCTTGTATCGTTAGCTGCTGTAAAGTTGGAATTAGTTATAGTTACATCAGTCCAAGATGAACCACCACCACTTGACATTGTAAATAGCAATGACCAAGCACCTGATTGTTGTTCGTATACTGCTCCATTTGAAGTACGGATATAGTAATCGTGGTCATTGTATAATGTTGATGGTACAGTTGTTCCGTTGTATATTCTTGAACCATCAATGGCAAGATATTGTAACGTAGTCCAATCATCAGTTGCGTTACCAATCTTCATCTTGGCAGCAGGTGAGGCATCCGTTTCGACACCTAACTCACCATCGGCAAGTGTTGGATTCGCAGAAGTCCAATTAGCACCTAAGTCTCTTCGTATTTGTATTATGTTAGCCATTATGCGTTACCTCCATCTATTTTTTGTGTTATTAAATATCTGCTATTCGCATCGCCTCCATCAATATCGTTATTACTTACATACGTCATAAAATCTTCTTTGCTTATACTCATATCGTCTCCGTTATTAGCTTTCATAAGTATGTTATACTCATCTTCAACGGTTGTTACTTGTAACCTATTGCTATAACGCTTTCTATTTCCTATTGGTAGTAGTGCCATTAGTCGGTAGTTAAAGTTGTTATGAGTGATTTAATAGTAGACTTAAACAAGTTAATGCCCTGTGTATTACTTGGAGGTGCAGATGGTGTTTGACCATTCAAATATATTATACAAGTTGAGTGAAGTCTTGTCCTTGCATCGTAGAGGTTCATTATGATACTATCTATCATAGATGAAGATAATGATAAGTCATTGAATAGTAAACGCTTTAAACTTGTCATATACTTGAATAAGTTTCCGATAGTATTTGTACTAATAATTGATGACATTGATAAATCAGTACAACCTATTGCTAAATCTCCATCAACTTCAGTAATTTTTATTGTACTACTTGTTGTATCGTATGTTTTAATATTACTTCCAAATATAAAAACATCTTTTACATTATTGAATCCAAAACTTTTAGTTATTGTTGTTATAGATGTAAATACTGCCAATGCAGTTTTATTAATTGATGCAGAACCATCTGAATACGCAACTGCATAAAAGTTGCTACTTGCAGGTGCTGATAAATCTATTGTAAAATCTCCAGTCCCAACGCATCTGAATCTAATTCCGTAAGCTAACGTATTAACCGTTGTAAGTGTTGTTGTGTTTATGCTTGTAGTTATAGAGTTAAGTACAAACACAAGTTTATTGTTATAATCTTCTGCCCAATAACCATAAGTAAGCAAGTACGTTGCGTTCAAGTAGTCTAAGAAATTACGCTTACCTTTGAACATACGTCTTACGTCAACTGATGCGTTATTAATTGTCATAGTCTCAATCCAAAAGTAATCCGTCTGAGGCATTGCTCCGACTACATAAGACTTCTTTTGAACTATATCCAATGTTGCCGTATTGTATCTTTCTCGTAACTTGATAGTATACATATTCAAAGGCTTACCTGCTTCCTTCTTAGACTCTAATTTAGCCCCTTCTGCTCTTGTGTAAGCAATACCATCAATCATAAGAGTATCGGTCAACAAGGCACGTTCTATGATGTCTGCGTACCATTGTGGAATACCTTTACTACCACCAAGTGTTAACTCAAACGTGCGATACGGAATGCCTGATACCATCTCTACATTCATAGGTTGGTCTTCGTATACATTGAACTTACTTTCGTTAGTTACATCAGTAATACATCCGTGAACTCGTATTTGTGGTATGTAAGCGGAAGTAGGGTATATAACCGATTGGTCATTGAACGAGTTGTAATAATCTATTCTAACCGTCTTGATGTGAACTTGCTTAACGTAGAATGGTTCAAATACAATACAAGTTTTTTCGTTGGATAAAGGATGATGATATACCGATAAGAAGTATTTGCCCTCGTTGATATTCCACAATGGAAGTGTAATGGTGTATAAGGTGTTACTACCGACTACCATAGAACCTACCGAAATCTGAACACCTGTATCCGATCCATTGCTATCAAGTAATCTAACGTGGTCATAATAGCCTGATGTATTGTCGCTACCTATCCATTGAACTCTAATAGTATCTGATTGCTGAAATGGTTGAACGTAAGGTTGTTTCTGCTCATATTCCTTTAGAGTTCGATAGTACCAATCGGAATCTATGTTACGATAATTGTAAGCAGAATTGAAGGCTTGATATAATACAGTTCCTGATGGGTCTGCATTCAGTTTATCACTTTGCCATATTGCCCTAAGTGGATTGAGTAAAGGTATTTCAAATATGTTTGCCATCTATCGTATTAAGTTCGTTAAAGTTGTGTTTGGTGCTGCTAACAATTTGAACTGTGTTGTACCTCTTATTACTGGTTTACTTTTCGCTGATATTATGAACCCTGCATATTGATTATCCAAGTATGTAAAGGTAACATAACTATAAGGATTATCCTCTATTAAATTGTACAAATTTATGACTTCCTTTGTTTCAAATTCAAAGATTATAGGCTTGAATAACAAATCCTCATCAGGGCATAAATCACTAATTAGAACCGCACCACCTTCATTGAAGTCTAATACTCCATTTGTATAGGTAATCATCTTCAAGTTACCAACATTATTCATTCCGCTTAATTGGAAGTTAAGCGAATTTGCATCATTAAGTTTTAACAATGAACGGAAGTAAGCACCATTTCTAAATAGAGAACGCTGAGGTGAGAAAAGTATGTTGTATGCAGTTTCAGGTGAGAAGATATTTTGTATCTCCCAAGTACCTGCTACTATCGGTGTTCTGTATAGAAGGTAATAAGGTGTTGAAACATACCCAGTTCCTGATACATACCTATTAAAATTACCGCTACTATCTTCATTTTTATGAATGGCAAATACATCATTGTCGGTTGAACTATCTGCCAAAGTTTTACTTTCAAGATTAACCCTTACAAACTCAATGCCATACATATCACAACGAATAGGGCTAATATAATCAGCAGTAGCATTAATTCTAACTAATGGACTAAGACGGACAGTTTCAGTATTAAACTCATCTTTACCATTTGTTATTTCAGTATCGTTTGCACCACGTTGGTCGTACGATTGTTTTTTATCTCCGATTTTTAAGTTTACAAATGCCTCAGATGTAAATGGAGTTATTTTAAGATTTTTTACACTTCCAATATTACCATACCCTGCACCTTGAGAATTTATAAACACATTTGATTTATCTTGTAAATGGCAAGTATTTGTAGTTTTATCATAATAAAATGCTACTCCAAACTTTGTATTTAGAAACTTGAATAGTTCAGAAAATGATATTTTTAATTTGCTACCACCTAAATTTCTAATAGCATCACCTGATGTAATTACTATTTGATTTGGGAATTGAGATTCAATAGTATGGTCAATAAAAGTAGGAGTTTGGTCAGGTTGACCTAAACTATTTTCTCCTATTTCATCAATAAGATATTGCATTACATCAACTGCCTTTAAAGTTTGGATATATGATGGTTCGTATCTATTTACAAAATATGCAGTAACTTCTTCATAATTGCTTGTAAGTTGATAATCAGTTCCTGATATTAAGAATGCAGCAGCTACTGGTTGCCACATTCTATATGTAACTTCTATTCTTCTATTTGGAGATAATGTATAAGGCAATTGTATTGTACCTATATATGTATAGGTTAAATTAGGTGCGTGAAGATAAGTGCTATTTAAAATGTATGTATTTGATACAAATGTATTTGTAGATATTACAACTTCTCTAAATTGAATCCAAAAATAACTTGAAGCTGCAACTGAATTATCTAAGTGTATTGTAATTGAATAATCATATACAAAATCAATGTCTTGTGATATGTTACTATTATTTGCCAATAATATAAAAGGAGAATTACCACTTAATAAGTGGTCATATTGTTGCAAATACAAATTAGTTCCTTCGTGGTCATACGAAACTAATGAAGGATTATAATAACCATTTATACTTGTATTTGGTAATCCTGCCCAAGATAATTTTGCTTGAAGATTTAATCCATCGCTATAAACAAACTTTACATCAGTATTACCATCAATAGCAAACTCGTAAGGTGTATCTTCTCTTGCCTTTAACTTTGCAGGGAAACCGCTTTCCATTATTGGTACAACAACGTAATCAAACTCATCAGTAGCTTTAGACAAATCCAAATCTCCAATAAAAAATGTTTCGTAATCGAATACCGCAGTATCACTATTAAACTTTTCTACAAGCAACTCGCACTTAGCTTCGATGCCATAAGTATATTGTAAGTAACGAAGTATCAATGCGCCATCCTTGTGAAACTTTAAAGGTGTTGCGTATGATGTAAACATTCCGTAGTAAGTAAACCCACGTTCCCAACCAACTTCATATTCTTGCCATCCTTCAGGCGCACGAGCAAGTTCAGTTTTAGCACTTGTATTATCTACGGTAGTACCTGTTACATAATAGTATTCGTATGCTGATGCAGATATATCATAATACCTTAGATAATGTCTATATGGTTTAGGTTGCGCCATTATCTTATGTTTGCTTGTTTATATGATTCAAATGCACCCAATCCGTTATATGTTGCAGTTAGGTTTTTAGATTTCATTATCTCCTTGAGTTCTTTAATCTCATTAGTATTGCGTTCAAACTCATCTATCAATGCCATTTGTAACTTATCAGTAGTAACAGTTCCTTGTTTTGCAAGTGCTACATACGCTGAGTTCTTTATCAATTCGTTATGAGGTATTACATCCGCACCTTGTGGGATATATGCAAGACTTGGTGTTGATGGTGTAAGTGTTACTTTACCATCAGTAGTTACGATTGCCTCTTGTCCTATCTCACCAACGATAGCGTGTTCTGCTTTACCACCTTTACGACCTTTAGCATATTGTGGAAGTGGTGTTGCTATAACTCTGGCTATTTGTGTTGCACCAGCTAATCCTGCGGCTAATGCCCTAAATGCTTTAGTGTATGGGTCTCCTTCTCCCCAAGCATCCATAATTGCTAACGCAGTACGACTTATAATTTGCGCTATGTCTATTTGTTTTTGCATTACTGCTTGTTTCCTTAATGCAGTAACTCTATCTCTATCGTTTTGCTTTTTTTGAGCTTCATTTTGAGCGTTTAATTTTGCAGTAGCTTTTGCCTTATTTGCTTCTGACATTCCTGATTGCTCAATAAATTTAAGTTCATTTTTGTATGATTCGGCTAATGCTTTATCCTTTGCATCTATGGCAGCTAATTGTTTACTAGTTGCAATATCTGATATAGAACCAATTAATTCAATAGTATTCATTACAGCCTCTACCGTTGCTTGTATTCTACCCATTTTCCTCTTCCACTCATCTTCCCTTTCCTTATCTTCCTTTGCAAGCATTCTTGCTTGTGCGTCTAATTGATCTTGTACATATTTTGTGTAATCATCCTCTCCTTTTTCTAAATTTTTTATTCTTTTTAATCCTGATTGCAATTTCGCCCAATCAGCCTTACCTGTAGCTGTTACTGATTCGTCTAATAATTTAAGAAGTTCATCATACATTTTTTTTGACTCGCCTGTCAACTTTGCATTAAATTGTGCTTCTGATAAAGATTCTTCTTTAGTAAGTCCTTTTCTGTGATTATAATAACTTTCTGCTATTGTAGCACGTTCATCATAATATTTTTCATCACTAATTTTACCTAAATTATGGGATTCTTCTAATAAATTTAATTCTTCTTCATATTGCTTTTTAATGTCATCAATACGATTAACTGGTTTAGTAGCGGTTGGTGTTGTTGGGTCTTTAATAGGAGTAAAATTAAATTTATTTTTTTTTGCTAATTCCGCCGCTTCTTCTTGTTTTTTTCTAAATAAAAGTGTAAATTCATCAATACTAACTCCAGTTTTAATTTTTAATCTATCTAAATATTCTGTTAAGTCTTTTTCTGCTTCACTACCAAATAGTCTTTGAATTATAGGAACTAAAGATAGTTGTTGAGCCGTTTTTCCAAATCCACTCATTTTATTAAAATCTCGCATATAGCCTTCAATGCGAGATGTCATTTTATCCATAAAGCTAACTTCATTTCCAACTTGATTTAACTCAGAAGTTTTTTGTATTGCTTTATTAAGGGCTGCTTGTGCTTCTTCTTTTAAGGATACCATTTTTATATAATTTGGTAATCCGTCAATTGATAAATTTTCTAATTGATTCCAAGTGCTTAAATGACCAGTAGTTTTACCTAATGTTTCATTATATTCTTTTAAAACTGAATCTTTACTAATTAAACCTTTATTTGCAAGGTCTATATTTTCTTTTAAAGTATAAACATTTTCAATAGCTGATTTATATCCTGAACCACTAAATGCTTCTTTAAATATTTCTTGTGACTTTGATATTTTACTATTAAATATGTCTAATTTTTCTGCTACAAACATTATAGCCTCACCTGCCAAATTAAATATACCTGCAATACCAAGACCAGGCAATATGTAAGCTAACTGCCTAATACCACCCCATATCTTAGATAACGCAGAACCATAGTTACCTACGTTACGTTGCATATTACCAAGTCCTGCATCTAAATCTTTCAATGACTTATTCGCCATTGCAATATCGGCTTGTAATCCCTTACCGATTGCCCCACTACGCATCTCAGCACTCAAAGCCTTATACTTAGCAATGAGCAATGACATATTAGCTTGGAGTTCATTGTAACTACCTTTGGAGGCATTCGCTGATTGTGCGTCTAACCTATTAGCAGCCGTTTGTTGCTTAGTTAATTGTTGTAGTTGTATGTACTCCTTACCTGCATCTTCATTAGCCTTAATCAAGGCTTTAAGTGCCTTCTCTTGCTCATTAATAGCGGTTGTATTACTCTTTAGTCCACCACTACCACCACTACCTGCTTTATTCAAAGCATCATTCATTAAGTTAACCGCAGTAACTGATTCCTTGAAGGTAGTTAATAACGTACCCATCTTAGCGGTAGCGTCATCAATCTGCTTAATCGCTTCCTGCCCAATTATTTCATCTATACTGCCGTTAGCGTTTGCCATCTTCTTCTAATTGGTTAAAATAGTCCGTTAAAAAGTCTTCATCTTCCTTCCTTTGCAAATATATGTCAAGCATCTTATTATACAACCAAGAGGTTGCAAATGTGAAAATAATACCACCTATGAAACAAACTGCGTACATCATATATTTTGCTTATTTAATTGTTCTGCGTATTGCTTGTATTTGACTACATAAGCACAATACATTCGTAAAGATATATCATCCGTTACGGACATCTTGAATGCCGTTGAAATCTCAACCAACATTGAGTAAAAATAATCTCTTGTGTAACTTCCTTTAGTCTTTGGTAATGCGTTCTGCAAAACTTGTAAGTCCACCGATTCTAACTTCAAGTGCGGTTCAATCTGCATTATCAACTTCTCTATGTTCTCATCAGAAAACTCCAATGCTTGTGTAGGATACTCAAAGGACATAAGCAAGTCAAACATATCCTTGCTCCTTGTCATTAGTAACATCTCAATAGTCTTAGCGGTAACGATAACCCTTGAACGTAGCGTTACTATCTCCTTGTTCTGATCCATTGATTGTTCTAACTGCCTACCACCAATAGATTCGCAGAACTCAATGTAAATATCTTCAAAGTTATCAATATCTTCGGTATTGCCATCTACGATTGCATCAATGAATACTCGTAGTGGCATATCAATAGAGTTATAGAGGCGTGTAATATTCAACGGCTTTATAACCTCGCTTTTGCGCTGTTTCCAAATCCGTTGTATAATACTTTTTATCTTCCTCATCGAAATATACTACTATTGTTTTGTTTTCATTTATTGCTCGTTGTTTAGCCAATTTACCATACGTTGGTAACTTAGCCTTCTCTCTCTCACACGGCAAACATATCTTATCTTTAGCCATTTACTTGCCGTCTTACTCTTTTCATAAAGGCATCAAAGAATACACCATTTCTATACTCATCTAAGTTCTCCTTGTTCAATCCGAATGCGTTAGGATACCAACCAAGTAACTTTGCCGTCTTGCCATCCGTACTCTTGATGACGTAGTTCTTAGCCGATATATCCATAAACATTCCTGCTTGAAAAGAACCAGTTAGGTACAAGTCAACATTACCATCTGCTCGTGGATTCATCTTAAACTTCTTATCTGCGTACCAAGGTAATGCGTATTCGCCCATTGCTTGTCCATCATTGCCTTCACCACTTAACATCTGCTCCTTATTGTAATCCAAGAACTCTTTTTGAGTATCTCTCATAGAATCCATACCACATATATCAAGGTCTTTTTGCAACCCTTTAAATCGTTGGTATTTCTCTTGAATTGTCATAAGGTAATGGAGGGTACGCATTACCGCACCCTCCGTATTTGTTATTTGTTTTTACCTTTAGGTTTGTCAGCAGTTTCGCTTGTCGCAATAGAATATATATTACGCATCCATTCCTCAGTTACTCCCCAACATTCAGCATAAGGCTGTTTATTAAGAAATTCATTGACATCCGAGCAATCGGTTATCCATTTAATAGGAATATTTATGTTGTCCATTAAAATTGAATCTGTTGCCATTATGCTCCGAATGTTGTAGTTAATGATGTATTACCAAAACCTGAAACTCCACCTGTTCCTAAAGCTGTTACACTTGGTGAGTTAATAGTAATTTCCTGACCAGAAGTAGGGATAGTAGTAGATATTGTCAACGTAAGTATCTTAGTTGTAGTACTATAAGAGAATGCTGTATTGCTTGATGCTATAACAGTATTTGCTGAGTTATTAGTAACTACCCAATTCGATGCAGCAATAGCTACCAATGAAGCACCATATGTATCTCCTAAATCTACTGCGCCACCATCGGTAGTAACTCTGAATCTAACAATACCTGTTGCTGCTGAACCTGCCGTATGTAATTTGAACTCTAAGTTACGCAAACCTACGATGTTATTAACCTTTTGTGAAGTAGGTAATACATAGTAAGCCATTGATTGCATCAACTCGTTAGCATCAGAGAATATCAATCCGATCTTGTGTGTTGTAACACCATCAGCAGATAACTTAGGCAAAGGACAGATAATCAAGTCAAGGCTAAGACCTTGAAGTACGTTACCAAGAGTATTATCATCAGGTGTAGTTCCGATTACCGCATTCGCAGTCTTATCGAATAACAATACATCGTATGAATCTTGATGTCCTTCAAAAGTAGTAAGCATAACATCGTAGTTCATACCACCATTCTTATACTCCCACTCAAAGTAGAACTTACCTTTCTTACCAAGAATCATTGAGCCATATCCTGTTGAAGTAGTAGTCGTTTCCGTACTCTTATCTTCAATGTTTATGAACTTACCGATTGGGTAACCTCTTAATGATTCAGTAGGGTTTTGCGCTGAACCTGCTACTGATGAACCATTCAAGACTGAGAATAAAGTCTGAACGTGCGTTTGTGTGAACTTAGTCCCTTTTGGGATAAGCATAAATTTTTCAATAGTTCCAAAGTCGAAGGAACATTGAGGAATCCCTGTATTGCTATTCGCAGTATTACAAGCGATTATGTTTGTGTATGTTGGCATAATTTTTAATTTGTTTTATAAAATGATTGTGAATTTAAATATTGATCGTCAACCAAAACGGTATAAGTTATATCCGTAGGAGATAATGGTTTTTCTTGATTAATTGTTGTTGTTATTTGCGTTGTGTCTAATACATAAGGTGCAAAGAATTGTTGGTATTGTAAGTTACCGCCATTTGATGTCAATTCAATTTGTTGTATGTTTTTTTCAGAATAAATAAATTTATGAGTAACATCAAATGGGTAATCGCTATAATCTACTCCTGATACAATAAAGTTATTTAAATAATGCTTAACAAATGTGGTGCATTTAACGGCATTGCCACTTTTAACGTAGAATCCGAAATATAATGTACTTCTTGTTGTACCATCATCTGAAACAACGTATCCATAGTAATTTCCATCTTCTAAACTTACAGTTTGAAACAAGACAGCCGACCCACCCTCTTCTATCTTTTTGTTACCCATATCTGCTTGAGATGAAATAGGATAATACAAGTAATAACTTGGAGTAGGAACTACACCATTGATGTATTGTGCATTATTTAGAGTTACACCTATTGTATAATTAGTAACCGAAATACTTAACTCCGCTACGTTATTCAAGTATGTCAACTGAACTGGAGGGCCATAGTTAAACCCAACACAACGTGATGGCACAACCCCTAACTTCAATCCGCTTATAATAATACCATCAACGCAATCAGGAAGTAAGTACTTAGTATTACCTTGTGTTCCATCAACTCCTAAGTGCATATTATCAGTTTTGGTATGCTCAATAGATATACCATAACCTAAGAAGTAAGGCGATTCAGCAAGTACCGACATCAACTCAGCATAGATAGGATATAATATTGGTGTGTAATTATCTACTTCTCTGTCCTCACTCTCTTTCGTGGGTGTAGATGGAGTTACAATCACCAATGTTAATGATACTTCAACAAGGTCGGTGTTAGCTTTATACTTCTCATCAAAGTTGCGTAATAATGCAACAAGAGGATACTTTTCTTGGCTAAATGAACCAATCTGAGATTCCTTACTCAACCTTTCCATTAACTTAATCCAAGTTTCACATTTAAATGATACTCTTGAAATGTCAAGTGATGCTTCATCTATTAAGTTAGTTTGTACCTCGCTAACAATCGCCTTCATAATTGAAGGTATAGATATAGGAAGTGAAGTATAGGTTGCTCCCATTAGATGCCGAATGTATTAATCTTTCTATATAAGTTTACGAACTCTTGAGACCTTGCATAATAATCGTTGCCTATCCAAGATGGATATATGTCTTGATTAGCGTATAAGAATCCGTATAGCTTGATATTAAAATCAACCATCTCATTCCAAGCACTACACATTGGAATCTCAGGAGAGACACGAGTAGCGTTTTCCGCTACCGTGTTCACCTGACCAATTCCTGTTGTTTGTTGTGCGTTGTTTTTCAACAACTGATAATAAATATAATTCGCTATGGGATTCGTACCAACCGATGCAAAACCATACCATTTCTCCGTGCGACCAGTCCAAACATCAGTATAGGTAACCCCATCTCTGATATTCTTGTAGATAGTCGTATTAGTTAATAAACCATTCTCAAATAAATCATATAGTTCATAGCCAAGAATATATTGCAAATACTCAGGCTCATATTTATTAATGAACGCAGTAGCTTTTGCACCTTCTACGGTTGCTTGTGAAGTTACATTAGGTAAATAAATATTACCTGCGAAATGATTTAATTGAGTTATTTGGCTCATTAGTGAGTAAAAGGTATTAATTTAAGTGTATGAATTCTAACTGTTTGAGTACCTGAACCAACAAATTTAATTCTATAATAAAGTAATCTTGTGCATTGACTACCTTTTGTTACACCATAAACAAATTTAGTTGCTCCTGAAGTAGATGCTACATTAAATTGAACGGCAGAAGTAGTAGGTGTGATAGACAAACTATCAGAATTATAACCATCAACCCCCATTGCATTTGAATTAATTGGATACCAGTTTACCCCATCCATAGACCCTTCTTGAATTGCGGTAACTGTAGCAGGAGTTCCTGTTAAATTAAGCAATGTAAAATAAGCCTTGTATGAACTACTTGTATACTTATTTAAATCACCTACTCTTGAGGTGAAATAAGTAGTACCAGTATTGGTAATTGTATCTGCTGAATTACTACTTGTATTAGCAGGTAATATAGCAGAAGGTGCTTTATACAATGTAATTTGCGCTTGTGTGTCGTTGCAACTGAAGAGCGCAGCCATCAGTAATATGATTCCTATTTTTTTCATTTATTTGTTTTTTAAAGAGGCAAAACCTTTAGTAATTAAAATAGTAGCTATGTCGGATGACACCTTATACTCCTTATCCTTGACAAGTCCACCTAAACCTAATCCGATGATTGTTTGGTCTCCTTTTAAGATAGGTAGTTCGACAACCATAGGTTGCTCAACCATAGGTTGCTCTTCAACGATAGGAGTATCCAATACATCCAATTCTTCTATTACTTTATTTACTTTAGGTTTTGCCATTGTTAGTTAATTTATGCGATTGAAGTTAAAGCTGCGATAGCTGTTGCGAAATCACCTTGTATCAAGTTACTTATATCGTTAGCAGATGCAAACTGAACAAGACGTGCCTCAACGATAAGTGTCATCAAGTTATTGATTGGATCATCACCTGATGGAGTTAAACGGATGTTCAAGTTCTCTCTGAACAATACATTCAACACTTTCATATCACCACCAACATAACTACCTGCGGTAACGGCAGGAGTAGCAAATACGTTCATACCTGCAATAACCAAGTTACGACCCATACCACCAATAGACCAATCCATATACTCCTTATATAATGGTTCACCTGTTGATGATTTCAATCCGAAGATTTTGTTCAATGTATCAGGGTGAACGAAGATTGCGTTAGGTGTACCAAAAGCTAAACCAACTTGATTTGCTACTGCGTGGATAACATCAATTTCATTAGCGGAAGGAATAGTATTAGCTAAACTACCTGCCGAGAATGCAGCTGCCCATTGTGTAGCACCTTTGATTTGTGGAGTTGTACCTGTACCTGAGAATAATTGATTTTCAATAACAACACTAACACGCTTCAACATTGCATTTTGAATGTAACTTGTCAATTGTGGCAAGTCAGCCAACATCTCGGTAGTAACTTTAGAGTGTACTGCAATCTTTTCTACTTTCTGAGTTTTTTCAACATAAAGAACAGAAATCTGAGTTTTTGCTACGTTTTCACCAATCATTACAGGTGTAACACCATCATCGCCAGTTTCCTCAATCCACATTGCATAACGTGTATTGATTGTACCTGTTGTAACTGATTGTAGATACTGCTCTGGTCTACGTCTGATAGCTGAAATAATACCAGTATTTTGCGTCAAGCTACCATAAGTACCTGTTGACAAGATAGTGTTAGCTTCTTGAATAACAACCGCAGCCTTAACTTCAAACTCTAAATCTTGACCTTTACGAAGACCGCCTTGTGAACGTACTTCTTCAAGTGTAGATGATTGTGCTTCCAATGCTGCTTTCAAAGATTCTCCAAAAGTAGCAGGTTCTGCGTTAGGAACTAACTTACTTGCTTCGATACGGCTAATAGCCAATCCTTGCGCTTGTAATGTCTTAGCCATAGCTTTGATAGTCTCTTGCTCTTTAAGTTGCGCAAGGGCATCTTCTAAGGCTTTAGCGGTAGCTTCTTCGTTCTCCGAAGTTTGTTTAGCTAATGCTGAATCAATTTGAGACTTTACTGTTCTCATCAGGGTCTTTTCAGTTTCAGGCAAATCTTTAATGCTTTCTTCAAACTGGGCTAGTATAGCAGCGTCTTGTGCTGCCTTTTCTACTTTTGTCATTTTAAATGAATTTAATTTTTGAATAATCTTTGTTTCGTTCCGTTTGAGTGACCGTAGTCGGCTCTATAATAGTCTGAGTGACTTTAGTCGGCTCAGTATATATTCGTGTTGCATCGTTACTACCACCTGCAATAACCATACTTCCTTCCTTGTGTATCTTCAACTCTTCTACACCAAAGAAGTATCCTTGTCCCTTCACTACATCGGCATTGGCAATCTCGCCTATGCGACTATCGTAGTACCTCTTGTTCTCTGCATACATCTTATCCATTGAATCTATACCCATCTGCACCTTAACGTACTGCATACGGATACTATTCTCTAACTCGGGATCGGATTCAATCATATCTAACGCTAACTGATTCGTAATCTTAGCCTTGTCTATGGCAAAGACTAACGCTTCCGTCTGCCCTTCATACTCCTTACCTACAATAGACCAATCAACAGGTTCAACCATCATTTCTACGTTCTTCTTCGATGCAATGATGCCTGATAGTGATAGGTTATGGTCGGCACAATAATAAACTTTACCTTGTTGCTCCTTAACCGTCTTAGTGAAACAACCATCGAAGTGAACGTCATCGTGGCTATCCATATACCTTGTAGTACTGATGATAGGATAGATATAGTTCTCCTTAGTGGCGAATCCTATACCCTTAGTAGCTTCCTTAGTGTTGTGAGACTTACCAATCGTAGTAGACTTATCACAACCCTTGTATACGTTAGCCGTCTTGAACTCAATGATGTCCATCTCGGAATCCTTCAATGCCTTAAACAACTCCTCTTTGGAAGTGAACGTGCGTGATGGGAAATAATGTGACTTAATCATTTTAATATCGTTTTATGCTCCTTGAGTGCTTTGAGTTTGAGTTCCGCTAGACGTTTGATTTCCTGTAACTGTTGCTTCGTTAGTGGCTGTTCCGCTACCTTGCGTTGTTGTGTTGTTTGTTCCATTGCTTGTGTTGTTAAAGAACTCAGGATAGTCTTGTCGTATCTGCCAAGCATACATATCGCTATATGGCTCTGATACTTCGTGATACCCTATACTTACTAAGAATTGGTTATAAGTAATACCATTAGAGTTAAACTCCAATGTCGCTGCTTCGATGTTTAACTTCCTTACCTCTGCTCTTGCCTTGATGTCATCTTGTAAGGCTGCAACGTGGTCGAAACAAGTCACATACTCAACACCATTGATGTCACCATACAAACACTCGTTAAACTGAGTGTCCATATTCTTACTCTCAGGGATGATGAAGTTCTGATACAATGTCTTACCTGCACTTGCACCATTAGTGAACGTAGTACCCTTATCCTTACCAAACAAGTCAAACGGATAACCCATACCATCGCATAGGATGGCAGCGTTAGCGGTTCGTAACTCAACCATCTGCAACTCACTAACTGGATACATCATATGTTCCCACTTCAACGTAGCATCCGTGATGATAGTATCTTCTTGCCCATCACTTGTACCATAAGACTTGAACGCACGATGTAACTCTCTACGTTCCTTGCTACCAATCGGTAACGTACTGATGGTATCTCTTGCTTGATTCGCTAAGATACCCAATGGTTTAGAGATGATACGACCTTCCGTCTTGTATGACTTGATGATGTTGTTGATAGGGAACTGCAACGATGATACCCTTGAGCAAGGTAGGTAACTATTATCTCTTAGAGGTGTTGTATCCGTGAAGATGTATACGTCCTCCTTCTTGATGGTGTACTTCACGTTATCTCTACGCAAGGTAACCGATTCAATGAGGTTGCTGATGTTATCCGTGTACATCATATTACCCTTCTTGAACTTAATCTCCGTTGAGTGTGGAGGAAGTACCCATAGTGCGCTTATCTCAGTACCAAACTCATACCCTTCAGGGATAATACGCAAGACAGGACAATAACCAAATGCCATTATGTAGAACTTCAACTGCGCCCTAAACGCTTCTCCATTCTGCAATACATTAGGATGTTCCATCAACGTCTGCCAACGCTTATCTTGACCTTTAACCTTGTTGCGTGTTGACTTAGATAACACCTCTACGATACCATTAACGTATGCGTTAGACTTGCTATGTAAGATTGCTCCGATCTGAGGACAATCCGTAACCGCTTTAATAATTTCTTGGTCTGATGATACGCTGAAGATGTTATCCGTAAGGTTCATATAGTCAGGAAAACTAAATTCGCCTGGTCTTATACCCTCATCCAATCTTCCATAGAATGGAGACAATCCTGAAACTGTCTTTAATGCAGAATCACCTCCAAATATTGAAGGTACTATACTCCTAATCTTTGTTAACAAACTAGACTTAGCCAACCTTTTCGTTTGAACCTATATTCCTCGTGGCTGATTTACATCGCTACTTTGCGGATATAGGCTGGTTAATTTCTATGAGTTCGTCTCATTTCTTTGCAAATATACGAAATATTTACGTCAACAAATGTTTTTTTTACAATATTGATAAAATATAATAGAAAGATACAAGTATTAATCCTAATACTGCTAATCCTACCATTACATCTACCTTTGGTTCATCTATATGCATAGTTTATATTTTTCTTCCTTATCAATAGTTAACTCCTTCACCACATCTGCCGACCTTCCTTAAAACCAATATCCGTGTACTTGTATCATATATCTAACACAATCTATGCAGTTATGGACTAAAACTCCATTAGCAAAATATTCGTGTTCTTCTTCAATCATTAAATCGTATACATTATCAAGATATTTTTCTCCTTGCTCTAAGCGCACGAGCCTTGCAGTTTTGATGGCAGTATTTTGTGATTCCTGTGGTTCTTGAAGTATATTCTTTACCGCATTGATGACAGTTGTATTTTTTATACTCTGCTTTATCCCAAGCCATTTTAGCAATTTTTCTATGAAAATCAAGTCCTGCTTCTGTGCCGTGCCATTTGTTTGCAAACTCTCTGGCGTAATCCATTCTTGCCCTAAGTTCTTCTTTATCCCTTGATGACATATGTTGAGACAAATGCTTACTCGCTTCAATACATTCCAAATTGGATATATTATTATTTTGCTGATTGCCATCAAGATGATGTATATGATAACCTTTAGGTATTTTGCCATTAAAGAATTTCCAAACTTCGGTATGAAGTCTTGAGCAACCCTTTGAAAAATACTTTTCTCCCTTGTACAAGTAGTATGTTTTTCCATTAAATACTTGGTAAGGTATAGTTCCATACCCTCCTTCAATGATGCAATCTCTATCCATCCTATTGATGTCTTTATCTTGTGATTGTATGTGCATATAATCTCTGTTTTACTCTTATCCTCAAAGATAAGACTATACTTGCATACCTCCTTGCGTCCATTGTCAAACTTATGCACAACTTGATGCCATCCGCTACTCGTAAGTACCAAGTCCCCTTGCACCATACTTTGTATTGGCATCATACCATAAGGTGTTGTAATGAGTGTACTACCTACGAAGCAATGGTTATGAGCATCAATCGGCTTCCCACTTGGCTTCCCATCCTTATCTACCGCCCATACATACTGCGAGAACTCAGCAATGAGGTTCGGTGAGTCACTCGTAACGTGAATCTTCATACTTAGTAGCTTATCTATACCACCCTTGATACTCTTGTTAGGTGCAGGTCTCATATTCCTAAACCCAAGTGATGCGTTAGGATACCTCTCCCTATCTTCCTCACTCAAGTACTTCGATATACCGAACCGCAACTCACGGATGGTATCAGGCTCGGCACAGTCAGCTACGATGAGTGTATCTTCCAACATACCTATCTCATCCAACTTCTTACCCAACTCTACCAACGCAAGTGGCTCGTAGTTCAACTCCTTTAGGTAAACGTGGTCTCCCTTCACCTTCATCCACACGGTTGCAGCAGGACTTGCCGTACCGAAGTCTTGCCCATAGCACTCCGCATAGTCCAACTCCAAGAACTCTTCAGGTGTGATGATGTCATAGTTCTTGAATATCTGACCCTTCAACCCTGTCGTAGAGTAACCCTTGATACTAGTCAAGTAGTGATGTAGGTTATACAAGTGCGAGTCAGGGTCACCATACGCTTCATACTGCCGAACAGTCTTATCTGGCAGGAACGTATTATCCTTGTAGTTACATTGTATCGTTACCAATCCGTGTACATCCTTAGGCATCAGCTTGAAGTACCCACTTCTCTCCGTATCCGTTAACTGAGGTTCATCCTCTTCGGTGATAGGTATAGCGTTGAAGTACCTTCGCACGATCCAATGGTAGATGTCAGGTGTGTTCATAATAAAGATGATGTACGACCCACGCTTCCTGATACTGTCCGAGAACGTGTTGAACTTATCCTCATCTCTTATATCTTCGCCCTCCTCTATACACGCTATGTCTACGTTCGATACCGACTTCATATTCGCCTTCTTGTCTAACGTACTCGCCCTAAACCCCTTAGTGAACACCGCCATCTCGCCAGTCTTGTTGTTCTTGATACCATTCTCCAACCTTGAGAACTGCTTATCCAACACCGACTGCTTGTTAGCCGTATCCCATCTAAGTAGTACCTCGTTCAAGATACTCTCCTTAATTCCTTCCTTCTCATCACGCAACACTTGACAACGCTTACCCTTGATAGCTGCGGAATAGGCTATAAACTTGGACACTTCATAAGTCTTACCGCCACCACGACCACCGATACAAACTACTATCTCGGTATCTTCAGCTAACTCATACAAAGGTGCAAACTTGGGAGTTCTCTTAACTATTACGTCCATAATGCAAATGTACTATGTTATGTTGTTATGTTGTTATGTTATGGTAACAAGGTTATGTATGGTATGGGTATGGTAAACATATTACGTTTTTTTATATATGTTCAAAATTTAGCATAAAAAGTAGGATAGGGGGATACCCCCACCCTCTTTTTCTTTTTACGTTGAACTTTTGCTTATCCTAATTCAGTGTCCATAGTCCTATAATATTTATTATGTTAAGTAGAATTTTAGCCTATGCGTTTATTGTAATAGTATTACTATCATTTAAGATAGTACAAACGCTCCCCTACCCTACCCTACCCTATGATATCAGTATCTTTAAGGTAGTTATAAATATAATATTCTAATTCCTTAAGGTAGTTTAGAGTAGTATTTATATATATATATTAATACCTTATTCAAACGATATATTTTCAATCACTACGTTAGCATTCACGTCTACCTGTGACCTGGTCAACTTCGGTTTATAGTACTCAATAATCGCATTGAAAGCTACTATCTTATCCCTTGGTCCTAGTTGATTCATCGCCTCCATATAGTCCTCAACTCCTTTCGTGGTTAGCCATTCACCGAACTTCTCCCAACTGGTTAGACCTACCTTTTCAAGTACCTTAGTCTTATGGTGCTTAGTACCCTTAGCCTTTAGTCCTTTGTGACCTGGTTTAAAGGACGTTGATACAGGTTCTCTCTTTCTTACTTTAGTCTCTGTCATTTTCTGTCATAATTGATTTATGCAAAGGTAGTGACATATAGGCATAAAAAAAGCCCTCAATTAAGAGGGCTATATATTCAATATTTATATAATTACGGCATTCGATAAAATTCTATGTATGACAAATCAGCGGTAAATCTTACTCTTAATTGTTTACCTATTCCCCAATAAGCGCCACCCTTATCGTATGCTCCACATGGTGACATCGGAACTCTTTTATCATATATTTTTATTTGATTGCATTTATATATCTTATTTTTAGGTCCTGAAGTTATTGTATGCGGTGTATTTCCTATGTTCATTCTACCAATTGGAGCTCCGTATTTAGTTGATAACTTAGGTATTGTATTATATACATTATGTGGTGATAGTGTTATTGTTTTCATTTGTATTTATGTTTTTAAAGGTTAACCTAACAAGGCGATTAAATATGCGCCACAATATAAGATAAACGCATACATCAGAATTTGTACTGTAATGATTGAGTATATTAGTATTTTTTTCATAGTTTAGAATCTTTTTAAAATTACGTTCGCAATATCATTTTTTAAATTTCGCATTTCACCGAATACAGAACTATTATAGTCGTATACATGGTATCCTTTATAGAATGCTGGATAAATTTCAGCAATACTTTTTCCATAGTCACACGGATATGCTGAATCTATTTTATTTACTTGTTTTTCCTCCATTTGTAAAATACCTGTGCAAATGTCTCTCATAGTACTTTTGCCGTTTTTAATGTCTATTATGTGGCTGAATAACTCTATTAATTCAGGCTGTAAATTCATATACTCGTTTATTTCGTTTATTGTTTGCATTTTTATTTGTTTTTAGTGTTAATTAATAAGTTCAAAAAATGTTCCCTTACTTGCAAGTTAGTAACTGGAGCGGTAAATATATGGTGGTCCAAACATACTTTGCCCTCATATACTTTAGCCATTCGAATAAAGCCGTCCTGTGTGTGTTTTATAGGTGAAATCGTGACGTGATAGTTCCCGAACAGTTTTAATCGTTTCATTGTTATATATTTTTAGAGTTTACTACGAAGCCTGATTTATCCTTTTTTGCCTGTCCTTTAGCTTTTAAGCCGATAACAACATTCACAGGATCAAAATAACGTAGATCGGTTTCATCACCGTTTATAACTTTATAACCGTTCCAGTCAATCGGCAATGCATCACTAAATACTACGGCTACATTTCCGCCCATATGTAAAACGTCTATAGCTTTCGTTTCGTTGATTTCTGAGCGGCTAAAGGTTAACTTGTAAGACGTGTTTAAGTATTTTTTAATGTGATTCGGGTTCTTAGTGTAATCATAAAATATAACATTTGGTAACTGTAGCAAGTCGATTCCTGTATACTTTTTTGATAGTTCGATGTGGTCAATGTCACTAGTGCCGTTCAAACGGATTGCTATCGTTCGATCTTGTTTGACAGCGATTGATGATATGTTTAATATTTCATCTACTAGTCGAATGTAGAAATTAGATCGCTCATAAGCCCAAATTTTAGTTTTATTCAATCTCGCAGTTTGGACGTTTGAGAATGCTCCACGTCCTGCAGTATATAAGCAGGAAGATTTGCAGCCCTCAGATGCAAAAGGGCAAAGGTTGAAACCTTCGAGTTGAGTCGCAGGTGCTAAGTAGAGAATATAAGTCTCTATGTTGTTTTTGATTGTTTTAGCATTAGTGTTGCCCTTGCTAAGTAGTTTTGTAGTTTGTTTCATTTGTGTATAGTTTAAAGGTTTAAAGAATTGTGATTTGATACCCTAGCGACTCGATTATTTTTAGATCGTAATTACTAAAAGTTTTTTTGTTTAATAAGTTAGCGAATTTCTGAGACGTTTCGCATACAGGGTAAATCAGCTCGTTTCCGTATACGTTTTTCGTTTTTAGTGTTATTTGTAGCATTTTTATTTGTTTTTAGGGTTTAAGTGATATTTGCATAATGAGTCGCATTTGTAAGATGCATTGAGGCATTGCTTACCGTTCGATTTGATAGCCTTGCATCGTAGTGGTGCGGTGACCTTGTTGCAATCTCTGAATGTTACAGGTTTGGAAGATGCTGCTATAGTTAGCAACATAATGAAAAAAAGGATACCTATAAAGTAAGGTATGAACTGAATTGTTTTGTTTAACTTGTTTGTCATTGTGTTTTAGTTTTTCATCTTAGCGGAATTGCTTCGATAGTGCAATGATACATATCTATGCAATACAATGTACACTATTCGTATCTCATTAACATCACAATAACAAAGTGATATATTTAACCTTATGTAAAACAGATAGTATATATATACTTACTACTATGCTAGTAAGTACATTTGTATTCCAATGGCAAAGTACAAAGTTGAAAGTAAAAGAATGAATATTGAAATTCCTGTTAGTCACATTGACCAGGTGAAAAAAGTGATACACGATCATTTGAGTATGGAAGGATTGGCTAACAAGCCGTCACGCCATAAGGATATAAAGACAGTTAACAAGTACTTTCGTAATGGATCAATTTTAGTTTGTCCACATTGTGAAAATGAGATCGAATTATGATTTTAGTTTTCTTAATGGCTTTTGATAATATTTTTTTTTAATTTTTTTTTTTTTTTTTTTTGACAATTATACATATTCTGCTACCTAATTGCTCTTTGTGGTAAATTGCTCTTTGTGAAATGCTCTTTTAAGGCTCTAAATATCTTTCTAAGGTTATCTATTGCTCTTTGGTAGAAGTTGTCTTAAATCGCCTTTAAATGCTCTTTACGATGCTCTTTAGAGTTGCTCTCTGATATTACATCTCAAGTCTTTCGTTTTTAGTGGTTAGTTAGTGTTTAGAATGAGAAATGCCCCAACGATTATTGGGGCATTCTTGTATAGATCATCGAACTGCTTATTTGACTATTTTCACTTTGTGTAGAACTGGAGATTATAGATTTTGAGAATTTTCACTTTTTTCACTTTTTTGGTATAGAATATCATCATTGCCGATTTTCACTTTTTTCACTTTTTTCACTTTTTCTACTATTTCTACTTTCAGATATAGGATTCACTATTTCTACTCAACTCGCATTATTGACTTTAACTGTTCCTATTAGTTTAATCAAACATTCAAGTTCTGCTTCTTCGTAGGTATTAAATCCATTTATACTAAACCTCTCAAAATACCAAATCCCATCTTTTACATTTATTAATATATGTAACTTATACTTCTTCCTAAACCATCTGAATGCTTGTTGATAAAGTGGTGCTTGAATCAATTTTGAAGGAATAGTATAGTATGATTGTTCAAAATCTAAAAATTCAAAATATTCATCTTCATCATAAGTAGCAATACAAATTTCATCAAATCCCAGTTCTTTTAAAGCAACTGCTTGTTCGTAGGGTACAAATTCTTTTTTCATATTATTTATTTTTAACTATCTTGTTTAACTGTTCCATAATCTCATTAGCGACATCTCCCCAAAACATATCACATTTACCATCCTTAATTGGCGATTCCGTGAAGTACCATTGATTTGTTGCATCCGCAGGTGATGTATACCGCTTACATTGTTTTTTCATTGGGCAGTTGTTGCCCTTGCAGAGAGTGTCCATTATCCGTATGTTTCATTAAAGTATTGTTCTGCCGTCATATTGCCCTTACTTGTAACACCTAATACCCAAGAGTTCATTATCTGATTCTTATTCATCTCTAACGCTACTTGCTTAGATTTAATATAATCGTGTTCGTGAATCCTAATGGTTACCATATTTGATTCATCAACTTTGATATCGGATTCCAATGTTTCAATTAACCAGTTAACTGATGTTTTCTTATCTTCATCTAATGGACTACAATCACAAGTTGTTGTATGACCACAATAACACTTAATCTGATTAGGTTCTAATGCACCCTTCAATGACATATAGTTTTTGGCTCTTTCTTTAGCTTCATCGTTACTCATCTTATTTATAATTTGAAAGAGTTATCATTCCACTAACCCAAATTGATGTACAAGCATAAAAACATCTTACGCCAATGCTCCAATGATATGGGTTAAAATCCCACATACAAAATGACCATACGATATAAAAAAATATCGTTAATAAAATAAATGTAATAGCTGTTTTCTTACTCATAATGTGTTATATAATTTACTCTGTTACGTTTACGTTGTGTCCTTTATTACTCATATACTCCTTAATCTTTCGCTTGGCATATTCATCAAAGTCTTGCATCTTACTCGCAGGTATTGTATAACTCTTGCTCTTAGTTGATGGCTCATTATACATTGGTTTTCGACCTGCGTTACGTTCGTTGTGTATTGGTTTACTCATAGTATGTATGTTCTATTGTGCAAATATATGCAACTTAATTAATTATTTATACTTATTTATTAAGTTATCATAAAACCGAAAGAACTCTTCCATTGAATGAACAATCACATACACACCACCTGATGCCGTGATACTTTCTTGATACTTCTTTTGCGCTTCCGATTGCTTGTCTTTCATCTTAATCTCAATCTTTACCGATATACCTACCTTATGTCCACCTATCATAACTCCGATGGTTGAATGGATATCAGCCGTGCCTCGTGTTCCTTGACTTGGTGTGAAGGTAACACCTTGTGTACGATTTCCTATCTGTTGTCCTGTTAAGCCATCTATGACCTTGTTAACCCTTGCTTGACCTTGATTACTAACTCTCTCCGCTTGATGTCCTTCGTACTTGAGATAATCGCATACACAAGCCGTTAGTCCATTAGCCGTTGTATCAGTTCTGTCGTAATGGTCAAAGCTATCTTGTTGAGGTGTAATGCTTGGATACTTGGCTCTTGAGTATCGTTGTTTAGCTTGGATGATTCGTTGTTTTTCTTGTCTTGTCATTATATGTGTTTGAATAGATATGATATTACTTCGATTGTCCAACAATTGCCAAGCATCTTGTAACGCTGACTATCACTAACTGGCATTAAATAATTGTCATCTACCGTCTGCAAACGCATACACTCTTTTGGTGTAAGTCTACGGATGCGTGATGTATTAATTAAATTTGCACCATTCCAAATTGTAGTTAATGCAGGACTTATCCCATTAACATCGTAAATTCTATTTTGTTGATAAGGTTGTTTACCTCCGCTTTCAGTTGATGGGTTAAGTTGTTTTACTTCTCTAATCTCCACCGCATTAGTATTGCCAGTATCTAAACAATATGTTTTGCCATCAGCTCTTGAAAGTTGCCCAGTACCTCCTTTGCCTGATGTCGATGATCTTGGCATCATATTGTGTACTATGTACTGTCCGTCAGTTGGTATTTTGCTATAACCTGCTATTAAACAATTATGCTTTTCTGACTCAAAGTTTAAATGTTTTACTTTTCTTTTGCTTTGTTGAATAGTATTAATTCTTTTCTCACTCAAAAAATACTTTTCATCAACCTGCGATTCCAATATATCCTTCAACAATATCCCTCTATCTTTTGGTTGCTCAATAATAGATTCCATATCGCCAAACAATCCACTTGGTTTCATACCCCAATTAATCCAATATATTCTCTTGCGATTCTGTGCGGATACTAACGCTGAGTTGATATGTATGCCACGAACACCGATTGCATTGCTCAATACTTTTTCCCATTTAGCACCCATCTCTACGTTTTCAAGTAGGAATAATACATTTGGATTCTTGACTCTCAATTCCTCAAGGATTCGCATATATTCCCAAAATAAGTATGACTGTCCTTCAAACTCATAACCCTCAGATTTAAGTTGTAGGTAATGCTCAAGAGTTAATATCTCTTGCTCATCTTTGGTAGACATCCCCTTGCGTTTACCTGCAAAACTGAATGATTGACAAGGTGATCCACCAAGTAGTATATCTATCTTTGGCAATTCTAATGCGTTAATATCAACTACACTTCCTAACTGAATTGTATCAGGATAGTTAGCCATTGTTACTTGAATTGCATATTTATCAATTTCCGATGCGTAATATGTATCAACATCTATCCCTGCACGTTCAAGTGCTTGATGCCCACACGACATCCCATCAAATAAGCTTAATACTTTCATCTTTCTATTGTTAGTCCTAACTGGACTATAAGTTCTATAAGGTTTTCGTTTCGTTGCGACATTGCGTTAAGTGTTGTTGGTATCGTGTATTCACCTGTTCCGCTTCTAGGCGGTTCATCTTGTCGGTCTTGAGTAAGATTAAATCCTTCCGTTGTGACAAGGTCAAATGTTCTCGTACTTGTAAGGATAATCGTTTTGCTTGTTGGCATAGTTTGAGGATGTTTGAGTTCATTTGTGGATAAGTTTATAAAGTTATCAACTGCGACATAGGTGCGACATTTTTAAGACCAATGTCGCAGTAAATGTCGCAGTAGTTTTTCAATGATACCAATGGTTTCAGAGCCTTACTGCGACATATGTCGCACTTTGCGTTTTCAAAATATTTTTTTACAAATTTCATTTTTGTAATCCTTTTTAGTAGGTGCGACATTCAAAATGTCGCAGTTGGTGTTAAATCGTTGATAGCATTGAGTTTGCAAGGAATATGAGGTGCGACATAGTGCGACATAACTGCGACATTATTTGCTCAATTCAGCAATATATCTCTGAATTTGCTTCCTTGATACATTCAACAACTCGGCAACTTCACTTCTATTCAACTCAGGGTTAAGTGTGTATAACTCTTTGAATTTATCCTTTGTATTCATACTTTTATTAGCTATCATAGCCGTCTTCATTTCCTTCACTTCCATCGTGTTTACCTTAATCTTTTTAGCCATCGCTACAAAGTATTTAGATAACCGTTCAGCCTTTAGCATAGATGCCTTAGATATAAGCAAGGATGCCCCAGTTGGCTTCTCGGTCATATAACAATCAAGACAATGGATTAACAATGCGAAACGTGGGATGTATGACTTCTGCTTCGGCAACATTGACTTCATATACTCGTTTTCCTCATCAGAGTTCTG